AGCAGTTCAGCGCCGCCTCCTTGATCTGCGGCCAGTACTTGATCACCAGATACAGGCCCGCCGCGATGGCGCCGATGATCAGCACGATCTTCCCGGCCCCGCCAAAGAGGCTGGCAAAGGATGCGATGCCGCTGCCTACCTTGAAGAGGGCAAAGGCGCCCACCAGTCCGGTGATGGCCCCGCTCACAAGGTCTGCGTGCTCGCCTGCCCACTCCAGAGCGTCGGCAAAGCGGTCGATCAGGTTGATGATGCCGTCCATGATGGGCTCAAAATTGTCGCCCAGGGCGTCCACGATGCGCTCGATGGCCGCGCCCAGCTTGTCCATCATGGCCTGCCCCTTCTCGGACTGAAGGAAGAGGTTGAACTTCTCCGCCGCCTGCTGCAGCTTGTCGGCGATCCGGGTAAAGGCGGGGGCAAGCCCGGCCATCATGCGGTTGCGGGTCGCCTCGAAGGTGGCGTCCATCTTCTGCCAGGCGTCGTTCAGGTCGGTGAGGTTCTGCACCTCATCCTCCGAAAGCACCAGACCCAGCCGCTCCGCCTCTTCCGAAGCCTCCGCCCATGCCTTGGTGCCCGCCTTGATCAGGGGGTTCAGCTCCTCCGCGCTCTTGCCGAAGAGCTGCATCGCGATCTGATCCCGCTCGGTGGCGTTCTCGATGGTGCCCAGGGCGTCAATAGCCTCCCAGAATACCTGCTGGGAGTCCCGCATGTTGCCCGCAGCGTCCGTGGTGGCCACGCCCAGCTTGTCAAAGGCCGCCTTGGTCTCCTTCGATGTGGAGCCCATCGCCTTCTTCAGCCGGGTCAGGCTCTTCTGGATGGTGCCCGTCTCCGTGTCCACCAGCCGTTCGGCGTAGGAGAAGCGCTGCAGGTCATTGGTGCTGATGCCGGTCTGCGCGGAGAGGGTCGCCAGGTCGTCCGCCCAGTTGGAGGACTCAATCCCGGCGTTCCACATCTTTGTGGCCACTTCGGCACACTTCCGGCCCAGGGCCTCCAGGGCGTCCGCCGCCTTGGAGAGGGCGTCAGAGACCAGCTTCGCCGAAATGCGGCTCGCCAGCTTGTCCGTCTTGTCTCCCAGGTTGTCGGCCTGGCCCGCGGCCTCCTGAGCCGCGTCGCCCATGCCCTCGGTGGCCTCCGCAGCGTCCTCTCCGCCCTCGGAGAGCTGCTTCATCTCCCGCTGGGTGCCGGCGATCTCGCCCTCCAGGCTGGCCATCTGCTGCTCCAGCTTGGCGCACACCGCCACCTGCTTGTTGTAGGCCGTGCTGGCCTGCTCAATGGCGGCGGGGTCTCCGCTGGCCTTCGCCTGCTCCAGGGCCGCCGCCAGTTCGCCCAGCTTGCCGGTGGCCTGCTGGTACTTGGTCGAAAGCGCCTGGAGCTTAGACTGCTGGGTCGAAAGCATCTGGGTCAGGAGCTGCTGCTTCTGCCTCAGCGCGTCAGCGGAGCCCTCGCCGCTCTGCATGGCCTGATCGGCGTTTTTGAGCTGTGCGCTCAGCGCTTTGATTTTCGCGTTAGAGGCGTTGATCTGCGAGTCAAAGGACGCGCCGCCCTCCACCGCCATCTTTACGCTGATGTCTGCCATAAAATCACCTCTCAGGCCGTTCGTTTCGTTATCTCAGCCGGAAAATCGCCTTCAGTTCCTTCGCGTTTTCCTCCGGCGAAAGCTTCCGCTTGAATCCCTGTTCAACAATCTGGTCGGTCGCAATCAGGTCGTCCAGGAGCGAGCGCGGCATGTCCATGGCCTCGTCAAAGGTCAGCCCCATCTTCAGGCCAAAGTACAGGTAAATCTCCCCGCACATCTTGCCGATGCCCGCGCCCTTCAGTTTTTTGGCGGTGTCGCCTCCACATGCCGCTCGCCGTCAATGGCCTCCGCCAGCACATCGGTAATCTTCTCCAGATCGCCCATGTCGGTCATGTCGGCCAGATCCTCCAGCGTGGGCACCTCGGGGGTGGGCCTGCCCATCTTCTTCGCCCAGCGCTCGCCGCTCTGCATCATCAGGTGCAGCATGGTCATCACAAAGGTCATGGAGGTGGCCGCTTTCTGAAAGCCCTCGCCGCTCAGCTCATAGCCCTTGCTCTCCAGCTCCATGGTCGCCCGGTTGCTCAGCACCAGGGGATACTTGACCTCGTTCAGCTCAACGTAGTGTACGCGCATGGTTTTCTCCTTTCACAAAAGAAAAGCGGGGAGCAAACAGGGGGTGCACCCCATCTGCTCCCCTGGTCGGTCAGGTAATGCTCAGCGCGGTCTTCACGGCCGCCACAGCATCCGCCTCGGTGGTGAAGTCCTGCATGGAGCCCCACTTGCTGGCCGCGGTGTCATCCCGCAGGATGGTCGCCTCCAGCTCGGGCGTGGCAAACTCAATGCTCTCGCCCTGGGTCGTCCAGTCGAAGTCCGGCAGCTTGAACTGCACCTTGTACAGGATCACGGCACGCCACACGGCAGAGCCGCCCTCGATGCTCTTCACGACGAAGCCCACGCCCACATACGGAGCCACAGCGTCGCCGCCGAAGATGGCGGGAGTCGGGGTGGTGCTGGTGGTCGGAGCGGTGATGCCCAGCAGGGTGGCCGCCACGGTCAGGTCCAGCTTGTCCACGCCCAGGGTCAGGGTGCCGCCGCCAAAGGAGCCGGCGCTCTCCGCCGGGCCGTTGTCGGCATAGAGGATGGTCGGGTCCTTGCCGTCGATGGCGATGTTCGCGCTCACCGCCTTGCCGATGGACCCGCCATTGGAGTAGGTCACGGTCGTGCCGCTCGCGGAATACTGCGCGTAAAACGGCTTGGAAAGGCCTACGTAAGCCATATTGTTGCCTCCTTACTTGATGATCTTCTCGATTTCTTCATCCGCCTTCGCCCGGATGGCCGCCACCGCGGCGCTCCTGGCCCCGCGGGTCGCCTTCCCCACAAAGGGGTGCTCGGCGCGTACGGAAGAGCCGTTCTCGATGGAGCGCACAATCAGCGGGATGGGCACGCCGTTTGGGTAGTTCTTTTCAGTCCGGGAAACATAGCCCTTGAAGCCCACCAGCGTGTCCACCGCATCGCCGTCGTCCTGAAAATGTGCGATGCCCACGCCCGCAGCCACGTCCGCCTTGTCCCTGGATGAAATCACGTTCAGCGGCCTGTCCTTTGCAGGCATCCGGTTATCCACCGGCAGGCTCTCCACCGCCGCCTTCATGGCGTCGGCCATCACGCCCGCGCCCTCAAAGAGCGCCCGCTTCACCGCCTCGGGCCGCTGCCGGGTCAAAAGACTCAGCTTGGCCGTCAGCTCCGCGTCTCCCCTGATCTTGATGCCCATCGGTCACTCGCTCCACTCGCAGATCCACACCCGGTGGGTCAGGTGGGTGTCGTCCTCGAAAAGGGTGTCCTCCAGGCGGTAGCTCAACCCCTCAAAGGAGTCCAGCACCGCCCGGATTGCCTCCGCCTGGGTCATGCCCACCGACCTGGTAAAGAGGTGCACGGCAGCCACCATGGCTCCGGCCTGCCGGTGGCCGTCTGCCCACACCGTGTCCCCCTCGCCGCGCAGGCACAGGATGCCGTAATCGCCGTTCAGCTTTCCGGCGTTCCGCCATTCCTGCTCGGCAAAGGGGATGCCGGTGCCCCGCAGGGCCGTCAGCAGCTCCGTCCACATGGTCTCCACCTCACTTCCACTTCTCCAGGGTCAGCTCAATGCCCAGGTCTCCGCGGACAAAGGTGTGGATAATCCGGTACACCTTGCCCTCAAACTCGCACTTCTCCTCGCCCTGCCATTCGCGCTCATCCGCCAGGAGAAGCACCTTGGTCGGCTCATGCCCGGTGCTCATGGCCATCTGCACTTCCTGCATGTAGGCCGTGCGCACCTGGCAGAAAACCTTGCGCCGGGTCTCGGAGGGCTCCTCGTATACGCCCCGGGCCGAGGGGTCTTCCCCCACCAGCCAGGCCACCGCGTTACGCCTCATCGTCCTCTTCCCCCCAGTCGGTATAGCCCGTCGCCGTCTGCAGCTGGGCCTTCTGCTCGTCATAGGCCCGCTTCAGGCGGTCGTATTCCTCGGGTTCCGGGCTGCCGAAGTGCACCCGGCAGTAGGTGATGATGGCCTGCGAGCACAGGGCGTCCAGTTCCTCCGGCAGCACCACCCCGGCGATGCCCAGATCGAGCTTCGCGGCCTCGATCAGGTCCGTGATCTGCTCGTCATAGTCCTCCACAGTGATGCGCAGCGCCACCTTGGCCTTGTCCAGCAGTGCCATCTCTTCTCACCTCTCTGCCGTTAGTCGCCCGGCGTTTCTTCCTCCGCCGCGGCCTCCTGCGCCGCCAGTATCTCAGCGATGATGTCCGCCTTCCTGGTGGCGGTCAGGGTGATTCCCATCTCGTCAGCGATGCGCTTCAGCTGGGAAACTGTCAGCGCAAGGAGCTCCGCTTCCGACAGGTCGCCGCTCTCGTCCGTGTCGGCGTCACTGACGGTTATGTCCCCTGGTCCACAGTGATCTTGGCAAAGGCCGCGGGGGCCAGCAGCCTGCACTCAAAGCGGGCATAGCCGGCGTAGGTGATCACGTGCTTCTTGATGTCGCGGTCGGTCTCCACCATGATGTCCTGCACCATGTTGCCGACCACCTGCTTCGGATAGCCGATCCACAGGATGTTGTCGGACACGGCGTCCTCCACCTTCACGGGGCAGCCGATCAGGTTGCCTTCGGCGCCGTTCTGGGCGTTCACCTGGAAGATCGGGCGGCCGGTGGTGTCCACCATGCCCACCAGATACTTGTACACGGTGGCGCGGTTGGCGTAGACCACAGCCTGGCCGAAGGCGTTCTTCAGGGCGCCCATGGCGGCGGCCACTTCGGCAAAGGCCAGCTTCTTCTCGGCGGCGGTGGTGATGGCGTTGTGGGTGCTGTCAAAGTCGGTGCCGATCTGGGTCACGATGTCCGCGGCCAGCGCGGCGCCGATCCGGTCGGCAATCTCGTTCACCAGGAAGCTCTCCAGGGCCTCCACGCTCATCTTGGCCATGGCGTAGGACACGTTTACGTGCTTGGAGAAGTCCTTGCCGGTCAGGGTCACCTTGGCAAAGGTGTTCACCTCGTCGTCGTTGGCGGCGTTCTCGGCCACGGTCGCGGCGTCGCCCTGGCTGATCGCGGTGCGCTTGGCCACCTCCAGAATGGTGCCGGTGCGATACAGGGTGATGTCGCCCAGGATCGCGTGCTGCTCGCTGATCAGATCCCACACCTGGTTCAGCATGGTGTGGGGCAGCACATTGCCGCTGCCGTAGGTGGCGTCGTTGGTGGTCGCCACAAAGGAGATGGCGCTCCGCTCTTCCTCGGTCAGTTCCTGGCCCAGCAGGCTCTTCAGGAATCCGCTGCGGTACTCAGGCGAGGCGTCGGTGTAGCTCCTCTTCTCGTCCATCTTGGTTTCCTCCTTAAAGGTCTTGATCACGGTGCCCTCCCCGCCGGCCACCTTGGCCGCCAGGGCTGCCCGCTCTTCGGCGGCTTTCTTCAGGGCGCTGATGCGCTCGCAGATGGCGTCCGCCTCGTCGCTCAGCGCATGGATGTCGGCGCCCTCCGCGTCCATCTCGCTCCGGATGGCCGCCTTGCGCTCCTCGCACTCCTCCGCGCTCAGATTCATGATCTCTTCACGGGTCATGTCGGTTCCTCCTTACATCAGCTTGAGCTTCAGGGCCAGCTTCGCCCTCGCCCTCGCTTCGTTTTCGGCCCTCAGTCGCTCCGCCTTCTCCGCCTCGATCACTCCGTCGAGCCAGGAACGGGCCGATATATCCGTCCCGGGGTTGGCCGGGATTGATACCGCGCTCACATCGTAGATTTTCGCAAACCGCAGGATGGTCCGGGTGTGCGTGTCCTTGTCGTAGCTGTCCTCCGCCACGGTAAAGGCAAAGCTCATCCGGGTGATCATCCGGGCGCTGATGTCCTCATACAGCCCCCGGGCCAGCTCCGTGCGGCCCAGATCGGCCTCGATGGCCAGACCGTGGTCGTCCACGCCCAGGAAAAGGCTCCCGTTCGACTGCCGGGCATAGACCCGCCCCGCGTGGTCAAACCGCATGATCACGTCGGTCATGTCCGCCTGGTCAAAGGCGTGCCGGTCGATCTGCTCAAAGTAGTCCACCCCGTCAAAGCTGGCCAGCTTGTACCGCTCAAAGGTGGACGCATAGCCCCGCACCCGGTACTCCGGCGCGTTCTCCTCCTCCAGCGGCGTAAGCGGCGCCGCCATCAGGCGGATCTCCCTGTTCATCACGGATGGCATTTACTCCACCTCCTCGTTTTCGTCCCGGTTGATGCTTTCGGCCTGCCCGGCGGGTTCCTTTTCGCCGGTAAAGCGCTGCTCGCCCAGGTTGTAGTACTCGCCGCGCACCGGCAGCGTGTCGCCGATCTCCTCCGGCAGCGGCGGCAGCTGCAGCACCTGCCGGATTTCGTTCCGGGTCATCAGGCCCCGGTCGGCCATCTGGCTGGCCATGTTCATCTTGTCGTGGGCGCTCATGTACTGCAGCCGGTTGGCCGTCACGGTGATCTCGTTCCCCGTGCCGATCTCCCGCCGGGTGTACACCATCCGGGTCAGCACCTCGCTCAGCTGAATGGCGAAGGGCTCGATGGCCCCCTCGTAAAAGGCCGCCCACTCGTCGCCGATGCAGCTGTTCTGCAGAATCTTCTCGTTCACCCCGAAGTAGTTGTAAACGTTGGTCTCGATCAGCTTCTGCTGATCCGCGTCCACCGTGAAGGGCTTCGATTCGATCTGCTTGATGTTGGTGTACGTGTTCGGAAAGAGCAGCAGCCCGCCGCCCTCGCCCCGCATGTTCTCCCGGTCGAAGCGCTTGCGCTCCTTGGCCAGGTCGTCCGGCTTCATGAAGTTCGACATCTGGGCCAGGAAGCGGTAGGAGGCGCTGTTTCTGATGCCCTCCTGCACGCCCTGGTTCTGCAGATCCAGCAGGGCCATGGTGTTGCCCAGGGCGTCGTTGGTCTCGCCGAAGAGGTCGCTCTGGTACTGGTGCTTGGTCATCACGCCGCAGCGGCTCAGCTCCATGGCCCCGGTCTGGCCGTTCCCGAAGTGATACCGCAGCCACACCTCGCCCCGGCTCTCCAGCACCTCGCAGTAGCTGGGCAGGGCCGGAAAGAAGCCGCCAACCTCGCCCATCTCGTCCAGCACCGGCACAATAAAGCACGTGTTCTGCATCTCCAGTATGGTGCGCACCCGGTAGAGAATCTGCTGCCACGTGCACCAGTCGCAGGGCCCCTGCTTCATGATGGCCTGCAGCTTGCGGTGCGCCGTGCCCACCATCCGCACGTCCAGCTTCGAGGAGTGCCGCGCCAGGGCGTCGATGGATGCTCTCACCAGCTCGTTCTCGTAGAGCTGTCCGCCCCAGGTGCGCCACACGGGCCGGTACGCCGTCAGCGTCTCCCAGCCGCCCGCGCCGCTGACCGCCTGCTGCCCCCCTCCGGGCCGGCGGAAGATCTTCTCAAAGAGCCCCATGTTTTCACCCCTCGTTTTTCAGCTGATCGCCGATCTCATCGTGAAAGAAAGTCCGCATGCACATGGCGTCCAAAAGGGCCGCCATGCCGTCGATATGGCTCTGCCTGCCCAGCTTCACCAGTTTTCGCCGGCTGTTTTCCGCGTTCACCTTCAGGGCGCTGTCCAGGCAGTGCACCTTCATCAGGTCGTTGTCCCCCAGCCGGAAGCACCCGTCGTTGAAGCGCCCTTCGGTCTCGTTGATGATGCCGGTCAGGTTCTCGCCCTGGGTCACGTCCGACATTTTGAAGCCGTAGGCCGTCATGTCCTGCACCAGGTACTGGGCCCCATACTTGTCGTAGCCCACGGCCAGCGGGTAAATCTCGTACTCCTCAATCAGAGCCCTGAACCAGTTGAAGCAGTCGTGGTAGTCCACGTAGTTCTCCCCGGAGGGCATCAGCAGCCCCCGCTGGGCGTACAGGTCGTAGGGCAGCCCGTCCCTGGCCCCGGCCTCCTTGATCTTGGCGGATGGCAGAAAGAACTGGCTGAAAACGTAAAGCAGCCCGCCGCGCTCTATCACCACGCAGCAGGCCGTCAGGTCGGTGGTCATGGAAAGGTCGATGCCGCCCACGCAGTAGCAGCCCCGGAAGTCCTCCAGGCTCAGGTGCTCCCCGCAGGCCCCGGCCACGGCCTCCGCCGTCAGCCACGCTTGCGAGCTGTTCTGCTTCAGGCAGCAGTACTTGGTGATGAACTCCGTCTTCCGGCTGAGACTGGTGTACGCCGAATCCACCTGATCCAGGATGTACTCCGTGGACACGCTCACGCCCAGGCCGGGCAGCGACTTCCGCAGCTCGTTGATGTCGTCCCACTTCTGTATGTCGTCGATCATGTACAGAAGCGGCAGCAGCCGGCTCTCCCGGCTGTCCCCCATCAGATACGCCGTCGCCCTCTTCATCAGGTCGTCGAAGATGCCCTCGTCCTCATACCCGCCCGAGGTGATCATCAGGGTCAGCGGCTGGGTGCGGGCGCCCGTGCCGGAGACCATCACCTCGTACTGCTTCATGCCGCGCTCCCCCGGCCAGGAGGAGCCCTCGTCGCACACCGTCAGGTGCGGGTTGTATCCGTCGGCCTTCTTCTCGTTAAAGGCAATCTTCTGGATGGTCGTGTTCGTGGACGCCACAAACAGGTCGTTCTTCCGCCTCTTCGTCCTGGACGTAAAGGCCTCCTCGTGATCCACGTTAAACGTAAACGCGGAGTACACCAGGTTCGCCTGATCCAGCTTCGGGGCCACGCAGTACACCTCCGCGCCGTACTCCCCGTCCGCGTAGGTCATATACGTCATGATCCCGGCGGCCAGCAGGGTCTTGCCCATCTTCCGCCCCAGCAGCATGAAGCACTCCCGGAAGTGTCTGGTGCCGTCCTCATCCACAATCCCGAAGATCAGCGACAGGGCCGCCTTCTGCCACAGCTGCAGCGTCAGCCGCCCGGGCGCCAGCGCGCCCTTGTTGTGGTGGCAGAACCGCTCGATGAACCGGATCGCGTTGTTGGCCTTCTTCTGGTCAAACCGCAGCGTCCCCGCGTCCAGCTCCCGCACGATCCGCTCGTACAGCTTGTACACCCATTTCCCCACCACGATGCTGCCATTGCGGATGCCCTGCCAGTACTCCAGGATGAAGTTATTCATTGTCCTTCAGGAAATCCGCCAGATCGTCGCCGCCGCCGGTCTCCGGGGGAAGCAGATCGGCCAGCTGCTTCATGATCGACTGGTAGTTCTTGTCCAGCTTCACGAACAGGCCCGCCTCAGGCCGCTCCCTCGTGTAGGGCTCCACCCGCTCAGACTGCTGGAACTGCTCCGTCAGCCCGTTCTCCTGAATATCCTGGTTCAGCTCGTCCAGCCGCACCCGCAGCCGTGCCGCCTGCACGATCAAACCCTCCGCCAGCTTCGCCCGTTTCGGCGGAAGTCCGTCGTAAAGCCGCAGAAGTCGTTCCACCTCCGAAGCTTCCGTCACCTTCTTCGCCATTCTTCCTCCTCCTTTTTGCCAGTAAACCCAGGGGTCACATGCCCACCCGAGAGCGGAAGAACGACC